TGCGACGAGGTATTTACGCGGGTGCGCAAGCAGATTTATTGTTCGCGGCGCTGCACCAATCGGGTGCATACCCGCGCGTTTCTGGCGCGGCACGGGCCGCGGCCACGCTGGCAGAAGGCGGGGTAACGTATGCCGGTCGTGACGGACGACAGCGGATTTCGCGTCGAAAGTAACGCCGAGAGCGAAGCGCAACTCAAGGCGCTTTTGGCGGCTGATAAGCCGAAGCCGAAAAAAGCGCCGAAGCAGGCGCCGCTGCCCGCGCCGATTCCTGAACCCGAACCCGAGCCGGAACCCGTGCCGGTGCCGGCCGAAAGTCCCGCAGCGCCAGAGGATGAGCCGCTCGAGAGCGAAATCGAGGACAGCTCCAAGCCGGGGAAAACGGCGGATCAACCGCGGGACGAGTCCGGCAAGTTTGTGGGCGAGGAGAAGCGCAAAAAGCCGCGCGACGATCCGTTCGCCCGGATGAAGCAGGCCACGGATCGAGCGGCGGAACTGGCGCGCCAGGTGGCCGCCTTAGAAGCCAGGTTGGCCGCCAAGGAGGCGCCCCAGGCTCAGGCGGTCCCGGCGCCGCCGGTTTCGGATCAGTCGATTCCTGGCATGCGGGCCAAGCCGCAAGAGTCCGACGTCGGCAGCAAATACGCGACGTATGCCGATTTCGTGGAGGATTTAAGCGATTGGAAAGCCGAACGGCGCGTGCTGACGACCTTGGCGATGCGGGATCAGGCGGCGGCGCAGCAGGAAGCGCAACGGCTCGAGCGGGCGCAGTGGGACGCCAACGCGAAGCGCGTGCAGGACGCGCGACAGAAGTATCCGGATTGGGATACGGTGCTGGAGACGGTCGATCAGGCGTTCCGGAGCGCGGGGCTGGTGGACGCGAAGGGAATCGGGCTCCTGCCGCCCGCGATGTATCAAGCGGTCTTGTCAAGTGAGCAGTCTGCGGATATTCTCTATGGCCTCGGCACGCATGCTGAGGACGCCGTAGCTCTTGCTAGGGAGGTTGCGACCGCCCCGGCCGAATCGGCACCGGTACTGCGCCGGTATCTCGAATCCAAATATGCGCCGGACGCTGCTAACGGCACGGGTCCAGCTCTGGCGCCTGTAAGCCACGCGAAAGCCCCCATTAAGCCCGTTGGGAGCTCGCCCATTGCCGCCGGACCCCGCGCGGATGATGCCGAGCTCGATCTGGTCGATTTTGTCAAAGCCGGAAATGAGGCGGAGCGTCTGCGACGGAGGTTGCGGCGGGGGATGTGAGCCCCGATGGCGAATAACCTCGTCACACCGACCTGGATCACGAAAGAGACGGCGCGGATCCTCGTCAACAATCTGAAATTTGCCGGGACCGTCAACCGCGATTACAACCCTCAATACGTGCAGGCCGGCGCCAAGGTCGGCTACACGGTCAACGCCCGCCTTCCGCAGCGCTTCCTGACGACCAAAGGGCAGGCGCTCCAAATCCAGGCCATCAACGATCAGTTCGTGCCGGTCACGTTGACCGACCAAGCGAACGTCGGCATCGCGTTTTCGAGCGCGGATCTGACGGTCGCGGTGGACGACTACCGCGAGCGCTACGTCCGGCCGGCGGCCGAACAGCTCGCGAACACGATCGATTTCGATGGACTGAACCGGCTGTTTCCGGACGTCTGGCAGAACGTCGGCACGCCGGGCACGGTGCCGAACAGCAACCTGACCTATCTGCAGGCCGGGGCACTCTTGGACGATGCGGCCTGTCCGATGGATGGGCGGGTTGCGTGCTTGGCGCCGATCACCGCGGCGACGTTGGCGAACGCGAACTTGGCGCTGTTCAACCCGCAGGCGACGATTTCCGAGGTCTACCGCAAAGGCCAGTTCGGGAACGATCAACTCGGCGTCGCGGAGTGGTACAAGGATCAGAACGTCGCGAACTACACGACCGGGACGTTCACGAGTTCCACGCCGGTGGTCTCGAGCGCGAACCAGACCGGATCGACCCTCGCGACGAGCGGCTGGGCCTCGGGCGCGACGTCTTTTGCGAAGGGCGATACGTTCGTGGTCGCGGGTGTCTTTCAGGTCAACCCGCAGAACTACCAGTCCACGGGGCAGCTCCAGAAGTTCGTGATCACACAGGCGGTGTCGGACACGGCCGGGGCGATTACGTTCAACATCTCGCCCTCGATCATCACGTCGGGGAACCTGCAGACAGTCAGCAATTCGCCGGCGAATAACGCCATCGTGGCGCCGATCGGATCGACGATCACGGTGACGTCGGGTACCGGCACGATGGCGGCCACGGGCACGCGGCAAGGGCTGATGTATCACCCGGACGCGTTCACGATGGTGATGGTCGATCTGGAGATGCCGGAAGGCGGGGCGCTGGCGTCGCGCGTGTCAAACACGCAGCTCAAGATCGCGCTCCGGTTTGCGCGGCAGTGGAACATCCAAACGGATCAGAACGCGGCGCGGCTCGATTGTCTCTACGGCTGGAAGACGATCCGCCCGGAGCTGGCGTGCCGGATTCAGAGCTGAGGAGGAGCGATGGCGCTGAACAATACGACCGTGGCGGCGGCGGTGCTGCAAAACGATGTGACGCTGAATCTGACGGCGACCACGGGCAACGCGGTCGGGAACCTGATTCGCGTGGACAACGAGTACATGGTCCAGACCGGACCGGCGGTCGGGACGTTCATTCCCGTGCGGCGCGGGCTCGAGGGGTCGGCGGTCTTGCCGCATAACATCCTGGCCAACGTCAACATGGGCCTGTTCTCGGATTTCTCGGGCCCGAGCTACGGGCGGTTGACGTCGGTCAATCCGGAGGCGGATCCGGACGTGATCAGTATTGGCGCGAATACGACGCTGACGGCGCCCGTGCGCAACACGATTTACTACCTCACCAAGGCGACGGCCTTGGCGTCCACCACGTTGCCGGCACCGTCCACGGCGCAGAACGGGATGTCGATCGCGTTCACGTCGCAGACCGCGGCGGCGCATGTGATCACGGCGACGTCGCTGATCGCCGACGGCGTGACGGGCTCGCCACACACGACGGCGACGTGGGCGGCGTTCAAGGGCGCCACGTTGGTGCTCACGGCGGATGCCGGCTTGTGGAACGTGACCAGTGCGGTCGGCGTGACGATTTCGTAAGCGACTAGGGGCCCGCTCGGCGGGGCGTTGCTCGCGTCGGGCGGGCCTAAGCGAGGACCGTCATGCAAGCGTTTACCAATTACGCCTATGCCTATGCGATCACCACGTCCGATACGATTGATATCGGCCAGGGCGTGACCTGGGCGATTTCGGTGGGCGGCGCGGGCAACATGGTCGCGGTGCTCCAAGATGGGAAAACCGTCACGATGGCCGTCCAAGCGGGCCAAATCGTCCCGCTCCGCGTCCGCCGGATCAACGCGGGCAGCACGACGGCCACAGGGCTCGTCGGGCTCTACGAAAACCCGAGTTTCACGCCGGGGGTCTAACGTGAAGATGACCGAAGCGCAGCTCAAAGACTACGAACGTTCGCATGTACACGACGTCAAGCCGACCTTGGGGCCGAACGATCGCGAGTACTGGAACGCGCCGCACACGCAGCATTTCGAGTATCCGCTCGCGATGCACCGCGGGATCGTCGGGCCGGAGGGGAACGTCATTCTCGAGACCGAGATCTGTGAGTCGGATGAGTATCTGGATCTGTTCACGCAACGCGGGTTTCACAAAGGCTCGCAGCAGGCGTTTGACGCCTACGAAAAGCAGCAGCAGATGTATGCGGAGGCCGCCGCGAACAAGGCGTATGGCGACGCCAAGATGAGCGCCAAGGCTCAAGCGGAAGCCGCGGCGCAGGATGCGGCGACCGAGGGGCACGTCACGGATCCGAAGGAAGCGGAGCGGCTGAAACGCGCCAAAAAGGCTGAGTAGTGGCGACGAATCTCACCTCGGGCGTGACGGTGACGGCGCAGGTGCTGATCAATGGCGCCTTTGATCTGCTGGGCGTGAAAGATCCGTGGGAAACGCTCGAGCCGGAGTCAGTCAACGATGCGCGGCGGCGGCTAAATTTCCTGATCGACCGCTGGGCCACGCAGCGGTTGACGATGAGCGCGACGTCACGACTCGTGTTTCCGGTCGTGGCGAATCAGATGACCTACACGATCGGTGAGGATGTGACCGCCGATTTCAACACGCCGCGGCCGACGGTGATCGATAACGCGGGCCTGCTCTTGGGGAATACCACGCCGCCGGTCGAGCGGCCGATTCCCGTGATCACCGATGACGCTTACGCGGCGATCGTGGTGAAAACGCTCCCCAATCCGTTGTTCTCCTACGTCTATTACAACGCGACGTCGCCCTTAGGACAGATCGTGCTGTGGCCGGTGCCGACGAGTTCGATCAATTCGTTGG